TGCGTACCGAGTTCGAGGGGCTCGTTCTCAGCACCATAGGAGAAGTCGCCGGTGTTACCGGAGAACTTCATGAACGCACCAAACTTAGGTGCTTCGTTACCAAAGGCTGTGAACGGATCAACGCCGCCTTTGTATGCCGAGAGGGCATTGGTTGCTGGTTTCGCCAGCGCTTTTCCAGGTTTAGCCATGGGTTACTCCTTGGTGGCTTGTGCAGTTACAGTAAGTTTGTCGAAGCCAGGACCCTCGGTCGTGTAGTCATCAGGGTTCAGGCCTGCTTCTTCCATCAGTGTTCGACTGATCGTCTTCCTACCCGCCTGAGCGTTGTAGGATACTTGCCAGCCGTCGCCCTTGATCTTGGACTTTCCGACTTCGGCAACGGCTTCCTTGATCGCAAGCTTGGCTTCTTCGAAGCGGGTTTCAGCCGCGTCGTATTCCACCTTCGACAGGAAGTACTCGGTGATAGGCTCGACCAGCGCTTCAACAGCTTCCGGGTCTTCATCAGCCTTCTTCATCTTTTCGGGGATGCTCTGGTGTGTGGCATTACCACACGCGAAGCGCCAGCGGCAGTAGTCGCAGTCGCCAGTCATCTTGCCTTCGGGACGAATCTCCATCGCGGAGCTGACGTCGTACACCAGGTTGGCTCGCTTCAGGCCGTTCTGGTAGACCTTCTCATCGAACTCGATAGGGAAGACGGAGATGTCATCGTAGAACGATGCGTTCACGTACAGGATGATCCCCCAATAAGGTTTGTGATTTGTGAGCTCGCGGATGAGCCCCATCTGCATCTCGGTTTGTCCCCGGTGGTTTCCCTTCTCCTCGTCAAGCTTCGCACGGGGGTCGATAGACTTGATCTCGAACATCACCTCGCCGGTAATGTTATCTTCGATGCCATACTGAGAAAGGGCATCACGCGCCAGACCGACAATGAGGCCGTCCGGGGTAGCAGATGCTTTCCCGAAGACAAGGGTCTCTTGCGTATCCCCAGCCATAAGCAGCGTAGCTCCTTCGGGGAGATGGTTTGTGACAGCGGGTACGACATGGAAGTTTTCCATGAGGTCACCGCGACGTGTGGCACCCCAGGTATCCCGGTAATCCGGATCGGGTTCAATCTTCCACTCCTTGTGACGCTTCTCGAAAGCAGCCTTGCGCAGACAGGTGAAGACCTCAGACGCGCCGACAGTTGTCGAGCGGTCATGTGCCCACTTCTTCTGGTTCTCTGTGTTGAAATCTTCGAACAGCTTGCCAAAGTCAAGCTTCGTGTCTTCAGGCTTTTTTGTCATATCAGGCTCCAATATCAGTGGTCTTAAACGAAGCAGAACAGCTTGTCAAGAACTTTCTTTTAGTGGGTCTCGCTCCAGCGGACGCCAATTTTACTAGCAGAATCAACAGGTAACATGAAGCCCAGCTCTTCCCCTGTCTCAAGGGCAGCTTCTTTCGAAAGCTTCTGAGCGATCTCCTGGAGATGGGGACGGATCGCCACCTGCATCTCATCGTGCGAGAACAGCATCATCACGAAGTCGCCATCCCAGCCGTGGTTGTACCCGGCGTCGATCATCTTCTCTTCGAACAGGACCAGCCAGCGCTTGGCGATGATCGCTGCCATGTTCTGCAGCTTCAGGTTCAGGGCTGAGTGCGGGGACCGAGGCATCAGGATGCGACCGTCGAACCCGATCATGTGGCCCTTGCGAGCCTCACGCTTGCACTCGGACGTGGCCTTCGCCAGACCGGGCAGCTTCTCATCCAGCTGTTCACGCATCCACTGACCGGCAGACTTCTTCTCGTTCAGGGTGCCACGCTTCAGTTTGATCAGGCCAAGCTTCGGATCGCCACCACCATAGATCAACGCATAGATACCCGTCTTGGCATCATCACGCAGGTCCATCTCCCACATGTTCTGGTTGTAGGTGTGGATGTCGCCTTCGAGGATCAGGTCTTTGAGGAACCCACCATCATGCTCGTACGATACGTGGGCCAGACAGCGGAGCTCGATACCTTCAAGGTCGGCCCCCATCATCACCCACTTGCCATAGCCCACGCTTTCAGGCGGGATACCAAACAGGTTCCGGAACTCCCAGCCGTGGCGACCTTCGCGGCCATAGAGGATGCGTGACTTGAAGATAGGCTTACCATCACCATCCAGCATCTGCGCCCCGTTGTCATCCAGGACCGGGATATCTTTCTTGGTCTTCACCTTGGTGATCTGGGAGAGGTTCGGGTTGATGTGTGAGCAGCGGCCTGAGACCGTGCCACCAACGTTGATGTAGCAATGAATGAAACCGTTCTCATCCACCTTGTTGAGTAACGAGTTCTTGCCTGTCGACAGCATGCTGATGCGCTTGTTCAGATAGAACAGCTCAGCGAGGTCATCAGCAATGGGGATGTCAGCTGCGGCGGTGCGTAGGGTTTCATCATCGACTGTCGGGCGACCGGTCTTGGTGAACGCGTCGGGCTCCCACTGGTACACAATGGAGAGGCGGTCGATGATCTGATCCCGCGAGTTGGGGTTGAACTCAATCTTCTTGACAGCACAGAACGGTGCGCCCTCGGTACGGTCGGCGCGCATCGGGTCCTTGAACTTTAGCGAGCGCTTCGGTACCGTGACGTCGGCCCAGATAGCACGGCTCATGTCCTCACCAAACTCAGGTCGAGGCTTGTTGTACTTCTTGGCCAGGGCCAGCGGGGAATCCCATGCGGCCTTCACCTGATACTTCTTGACGGGGGCGAACCACCATCCGAATTCAGTCACCGCTTTCGCATGCAGTATCTCGTATTCGTCAACTAATTGCTTAACAAGTTTGTGCACTTCGTCAACATGTAAGTAGACACCATTGTACTCCATGAAGCCCGCGAGGTCATGGATACCATGCTCAAGGCGGAGCCACTGGGGGTTCAAACGGTTCTTCTTCTGGATCAGGCGGAGCCACAGCTTGTTGGTGACAGCCACGTCATTCGCGCAGTAGTCATCCATGTCCTGGTTCCACGTCGCCCATGGGTCGATACCCTTGGCGATGCAGACCTTCTTGTAGTCACCCTTGTACAGCTTGAGACGGTGTCCCCATGCGTCGAGGTTGTGCTTCCCAACCATGTAACCGGGCATCATCTTTGCCTTGACCATCCGGAAATCCTTGTCCTGGATGTCAGCGAAGATGACGCGGGCCATGACCAGCGTGTCGCGGATCAGGCCTGACGGCTCGAACCACGGATATACTTTCTGCACGGCGGGGATATCAAATGATACTATGTTGTGCCCTACATTGAGGGTGCAATCCATGAGCATCTGGAGACCAGCTTCGATGTTGTCCTGCTCACCATTGTTACGGAAACGCCACTCGCGCTGCGTCTCATACTCACGGATGACGAGGCAGTGGACGCGGTCCAGTTGGTGCAGCAGACCATTGGTCTCCACATCCCATAGGAGTGTCTTGTAGGTTGGCACGGATCAGGCTCCGATAGATTTAGGTTAGGCCCACCACTTGTCACCTTGCTTGAAGATGATGGCGTGCTTGTCGTTCATGTACGTCAGTGCGCTGGCATGAGCCCAACTAGATAGACCAGTGTTGTAGCCCATGTCAAGACTGCCTAGCACCCCCGTCGTCCAAACGCCGTCGTAGGCGCTTGGACTATGAGTGTGTGCCGTGACGGCCTTGGGACCCATCATAGACAATGTACGTGGCGTGGTCCTTCCGCCATTGGCACCTGTGTGGCCATGCATCCCGTACTCGATATCGTTGAGCATGAACGATTCGTCTTCGCCCAGGAACTGCACACCAGCTAACTCGTCGGTAGAAGATGCGCGCAGCACCTTCTCGAAGATCAGTGGCTTGAAGTTGCCATCCCTGATCTGTCTGTAATACTCCGCCTGACTTTCGAGGAAGAAGACAGCGTTCACGGGGTCGTCCCGGTAGTCTGTAGTCTTCAGCCAGCGGCGGAAAGCCTCATCATGGTTTGAGTTGACGACCACACTATGCGTGGATGATCGCCGGGTCATCTCCAGGAATTTGGAGCACTCGTCCATCTCTGCCTCGACGCTATCCTTGCCCTGGATCATCATCGAATACATGAAGTGTGGGTCTTTGATGTTGTGGTGGTTCCGGGGCTCGAAGTGTGTCAGGTCATGGAAGAACTGATACATCGGGTCGAGGATATCGATGACCGGTTTCTGGACCGTATGCTCAAGGGTGATAGGATCGAAGCCCCAGGTGGTCTCGCAGCACACCTTGTCCAGCATGCGGTGGTGGATGTCACCGTGAATGAGCGCCTTGATGCGCTGGTCAGTATGGACCTTACCATACTCGACCTTATGCCATAAGTCGCAGAAAGAGCCTTCCTTATCAGCTATCAGGTGGCGCGGGAAGAACTGACCGTCCGGTGTGATCTCCACGATCACTGCGCCGTAGGTGTGGTAGAACTCAGCCTTGATGCCTGCACTCTTCGGGATGTAGTTCGGGTGTGTCACGCAGCCCGTGGTCATCACAACCTTCGGGTCGACACCTTTCATCCGGGGCACACTCTCCAGGTGAACCTTGGCATGTGGGAAGATGCCCCACTTGTCACGCGTGTAGGCTCGGTACCCTGACAGGGGCATCCCGGTAGTGGGGAGGCGGTTGTACTCACCACAGAACATCACCTTGTCGCCAAGGATGGTTCGGTCGTTGGTGAGATACGGCTCGACGGCGTCGGCAAAGAACACCGACTTCCCGCTCTTGTCGTGATCCTCGAACAGGCTCTTGTTGTATGTGAACCCTGAGATCAGGATGTCACAGTTGCCGAGGTGCTTGGCGTAGGCCTGCAGGTTATCCATGAACCCTTGGTTCACACTGGTGCTGTCCTGCGCTGCAGAGCAGATAAACCGCTTCACGCCACGCTTCGGAGCAGACACGATGACGGGCTGGATGACGGCGCGGTCAGTGAGAGCGCCTTGCTCCCGCTCCCGCATCGTCGTCTTGAAGTGGGCACGGCTGACACCATCCAGGGAATCTGCCGCCAGGTTTCGACTGCCAAACTTCTTGACGAGCTTGAGCATGTCTTCCAGTGTGAGGGTATCAAGTGTGTGATTGGGCTTCGGCATATGTCTGTAGCTCCGTGAAACGTTCCATAAACTTGTGCTTGGCCACCTCTGGTGTCCAGTGCTTGAGAGTAGGTGCCCAGCCGTTCTTGTTGGACACATCGTACATCTCAGGTACAGGCATGGTCCACTGACGATCCTGCCAGCCGAAGCCATCTTTTTCGAACCATAGCATAGCATCATCTATGGCATGAACAAAGGTCTCATCCAGTTTTGTCATGCCAAGCATGTCGAACCTGATCTTCAGCTGATCCTGGATCGCGTTCTCGGTCTCGACATAGATGGGCATGAACTTCTTGATCGGACGCGGGATGTCAACCATGTAGCCTTCGCTGGCGTCGTGGAGCAGAGCCCACTTGATGGCAGGGAAGGTGCTCTTGTTGAGCTTCCCACCGGCCCACTTCTGGATGGTCTCGCTGGCCAGCACGCTGTGCTCAGCTACCGAGAAGAAACGAGGGACGTGACCACCCCACCGACACAACATGCCCAATGAGTGAGCGATGTCATCGATATGCATAGCCTGATAGTCAGGATCAAATGGGTGGAAGATTTGCCCTGAGACTGTGTACATGCTGGACGCTTTCTTCTGGGCGTCGTAGTCGTTGTCGAACAACAGGGAGATGTCTGCGTTTAACATGGTGGTTTCCTTTCAGTGGTCGTGAACGTAGCACTATTACAAAACGATATCAAGTACATCATTTTCGGGACGATCCAGCGCTTCCGCAATCATCTGCATGCGCTCGACCAGCTTCTCAATCATCTTAGAATCCATCGAACCATCAACCACGAGGTGCCAGACGTTGACGGCATTCAACTGTCCGATCCTGTGTGGGCGGTCAGACGCCTGCTCCATGTCAGCCGGTACCCAGGAGAGCTCGACGAAGATCACATTGGTGGCAGCGGTCAAGGTGTAGCCAACACCCATCGCGGTGATGTTGCCGATGATCGGATCAATGTCCGGGTTGTTCTGAAACTCCTTGACGATGTCCTGGCGCTTCTTCACCGGTGTCTTGCCCACGATAGAGACAGAGTTCGGGAAGTGCTTCTCCAGCTCGGAGACAACGTCCTTATGGAAGGCGAAGACGATGGTCTTCTCTTCGGAGCCCGCCATCACGTTCTTGATGAACTCAACACACATCGGGACCTTTGCGATGGCCAGGTTCTTGCGAGCCTCTGCCATCATCTCGAACGGGGTCTTCTCACCCTCTCCCATCTTCTCAGCCTGCGCGATGAAGTCGTCGCCGCTC